TCCCCGAGGATGTGACGATGGGGGTGGAGACTTTTCTGGACAAGTTGCTCATACCTGAGCTAACATCAAAGTTCCCGCAGTTTCGCAAAGAGCGAATTGTGTTTGTCCTTGATCCTGCCTGCTGGCAGCGCTCTCAAGTTGACGAAAAGACGATCGCAATGGCGGTACAGCAGCGGGGTTATATGGTCGTTAAGGCCACAACAAACAACCCTGAACGCCGAGTACAAGCCGTTGAAGGGTTGCTGGCGCGCCAGATTGATGGCGAGGCTGGTCTGTTAATTGATCCGAGCTGCACACACCTGATTGACGCGTTGGAGTGGGGTTACCGATACAAAAAATCGGCCTCTGGTCTCAATACGACAACCTTCGACAAGACCCACCACAGTCACTTGGCTGAAGGGTTTCAGTATGGGTGTTTGCACTACAACATCGCCGCCCCCGGACAGAGCTACAACATGCGCGCAGGAGCCCGAACAGTCTCCAAAGCGAAGTATCAGTACGTGTAGCTAGAAGTTTTCGGGGCCGAACAGTACAATTGGCTAACGAGTTAGCACGAAAGCATCCGTCATGCAACTAGGTTTAAATACGCAAGGGCCCCAACAAGTAACTCTGAATGGAGTTGTGACGGCCAAACCCCTATCCGCTATTTTGATGGAGGAGGCTGCGCAGGCAGCCAAAAACAACCCGGTTGCGTCCAGCACCGTGGTTTCCTCCTTGGTGAGCTATATACGCAACCACTGGCAGCTTGCTAAAACAGCAAAAATGCCCATCGAAAAGTCGATGCTAAGCGCTGTGCGAGCGCGACGCGGGGAGTACGACTCAGAAAAGCTCGAACAAATCCGCTCTCAAGGCGGCAGCGAAATTTACATGATGATTTTCGCTACTAAAGCCCGCCAGATGAAGGCGCTGCTGACGGATATTCTGATTGGCACCGGGCTGGAGAAGCCTTGGACGCTAAATCCGACCCCGATGCCAGATTTGCCGGACATGCAGAAGAACCAGATCTTGGAGGCTGTGTATTCGCAGGTTCAGCAGTACGAACTGATGGGCCAACCCGTCTCCGTAGACGAAATTCGCCAAGTGATGATGGACTTGCGCGATGAAGTTCACGCCAAAGTAATGGAGCAGGCCAAGCGCGACGCAGAGTTTGCCGAGCTCGAAGTTGAAGACATGATGGTCGAGGGCGGCTTCAAGGAGGCCTTAGACCAGTTTTTAGATGATTTGTCGGTTTTTAAGACGGCGTTTATCAAAGGCCCAATCGTTCGTATGAGTAACGAGCTGCGCTGGGTAGAAGGCCCCGAGGGCAGACCGGTTGCGCAGGTTCAGGCGATCAAAAAGCGAGTTTACGAGCGCGTTGACCCGTTCAACATCTACCCCCTGCCTTGGAACAAGGGTATTCACGACGGTGCGCTGATCGAGCGTCACAAGCTGAGCCGTTACGACCTGTCATCCATGATTGGCCTTGATGGTTACAGCGCCGACGAAATTCGTGCCGTTTTAGATGAGCACGGCAGCGGCGGCCTGCACGAGTGGCTGTGGACAGACAACGCAGTGGCTGCTGCGGAGGGCCGTAACCCCGCCATGTCCACAAACACTTCCGATCTGATTGATGCGCTCCAGTATTGGGGCTGCGTATCAGGCAAGATGCTGCGCGAGTGGGGTATGACAGAAGCCGAAGTACCCGACGAGGCTAAAGAATATGAAGTCGAAGCATGGCTGGTTGGCAAGCACGTAATCAAGGCAGTGCTGAACCAAGATCCGCTGTATCGCCGCCCGTACTACTGCGACGGCTTCTCCCGTATCCCCGGTGCTTTCTGGCACAACAGTCTGTATGACGTCGTAGCCGACTGTCAGGACATGTGCAACGCTGCCGCTCGTGCGCTGGCAAATAACATGGGGATTGGCTCCGGCCCGCAAGTAGTCGTAAACGTCGACAGACTCCCACACGGGGAAGACATCACCGAGATGTACCCGTGGAAAATCTGGCAGACAACGAATGACCCCATGGGGTCGAGTGCGGCACCGGTATCCTTTTTCCAGCCCGGCAATAACAGCGCCGAGCTGATGAGCGTGTTTGAGCGGTTTAGCTCTATGGCCGACGAGTACAGCGGGATTCCCAAGTACATGGCTGGTATGTCAGGCGGCGAGGGTGGGGCAGGGCGCACCGCGTCAGGTATGTCCATGATGATTACCAACGCCTCCAAACAGGTAAAGCACACGGTCTCCAGCATCGACACGCACATCATCGAGCCCTGTGTTGAGCGCACTTACCAGCACATATTGATGGACGCGCCGGAGGAGAGCATTACGGGCGACTTGCAGGTTCAGGCTCGCGGCGCTGTTAGCTTGGTGGCCAAAGAGTCTGCACAGGTTCGCCTAAACGAGTTCTTGATGGCGACCGGCAACCCCGTTGATATGCAGATTGTCGGCATGGATGGCCGCGCTGAGCTGCTGCGACAGGCGGTTAAACGCCTTGATGTGCCAAACCCCGAGAAGATCATCCCGACGGCTCAGCAGATCAAGATGAAAGCGGCCCAAGCGCAAATGCAACAAATGCAACAAATGCAGCAGCCGCAGCAAATAGGCGGTGGCCAAGAGCTCATGGATGGTGCTCCAGTGACCGACAACTTCCAGCCCACAGGAGCTTGACATGCAGTGCAAACCCGCAGTTATCACGATTGAGTTTGGTGGCCAGAAGCATGTCATTGAGTGCATATACCTAGGGCAGAACATCCCCCCGTCGTACGCCGAAAAACTGTTCTACCAAGGATTGATTAAACCCACCAAGTCGGCCAGCACCTACCAAGGCGCAGCGGAAGCCCCCAAAGCCACGTTCTCGAAAGGTAAATGATGGCAACCAAGAAAGCTAACCCCTTCGGCAAGCCCGACACCAAGAAAAACGAGGCCGCCGAGCGCAAGATGGCCCCTAATCCTAAGCAGTACGCTGCGATGGAGAAGAAGTTTGAAAAAGGCCGCCATCCGGCTAAGAAAGGCAAGTAATCATGGCCAAGACCCCAGCGTGGCAACGCAAGGAAGGTAAAGACCCCGATGGCGGTTTAAACGCCAAAGGCCGCGCCTCCTACAACAAAGCTAACCCGGGAAAACCCGGCCTCAAAGCCCCCCAGCCTGAGGGTGGGCCCCGCAAAGATTCGTTTTGTGCGCGCATGGAAGGCATGAAGAAAAAGCTGACCAGCGCGAAAACCGCAAACGACCCTAACAGCCGCATCAACAAGAGCCTCAAGGCTTGGAAGTGCTAATGGATCGCAAGATTGAATCCGAGCTGTTCGACAGGCTATTCCGGGAACGCCGCTTGACTGAGTGGCTCCGGGAGCAGCTTGACGCGCAGGTCAAAGTTTTAATGGTCAACCCAGACGTCGAGCAACTACGCAAAGCCCAAGGCGCTGCACAAGTTATTACGGCATTTTTGGATAAGTTGACCGCCGCCGAATCTGCCGCAAAACGGTAGTAAGACGCCATCTTGGCGTTTTTCGTTGACTACCACGCGTTAGCGTGTTAGCATTTCTACAACCTGATACGTGGCATAGCCACCCAGGAGTTACATATGGCAACACTGCCAAAGGCCGTACAACGGCAACTTGAAGCCGCCGACGCAATGCTGGCCGAGACCAACAAACCAGTTGAGCTCACCACGCCACAGGAGCCGGAAGCCGCAGTTCCCACAGAACAGCCGACCCCAGTAGAGCCGCAGGTACAGGAGCCTGCGCCGCAAGTGGTTAAGCCCGCAGCAACCGAGGAAACTTGGGAGCAGCGGTACAAAGCCCTCCAAGGCTTGTTTAACGCGAGAATCCCTGAGTTGCAGGGCCAGAACAAAGAGCTGGCCGCCAAGCTCCAGTCGATCACAGATCGCATGGACACGCTGGCACAACAACAGGCCTCCCACCCACCTCTGCCGCCAAGTCCAGTATCTGACCCCAAGGACGTTGACAATTTTGGTCAAGACCTTGTGGAGATGGTGCAACGCCAGACGCATGCTGTGCTCAGCAGCGTCGCAAGCCGCGTAGATCAGGTAGTAGCTCAGTTTGAGAAACGACTCTCCGAAGTGGAGCAGTCCCTTAAAGGCGCAGCCGATACAGTGGCAGTGACAGCCGAAGAGATGTTTTTTACGAAGCTGGCCGGTCAAGTTCCAGATTGGGATGAGATCAACAGTAACCCGGCATTTCTTGCGTGGCTGTCCGAGATTGATCCTGTGTATGGAGCCCCCCGTCAGGCGGCGCTCTCTGACGCGCAGAGGTCAATGGATGTTGGTCGCGTAGTCAACATCTTTAAGGCGTTCAAAGGCACCATTCCACAGACACCAAAAGTCGACCCCTTGGAAAAACAGGTTAGCCCCAAGAGTAATGCTTCTCCGGCACCGACCCCTGTTGAAAAACCAGTGCTCACAACCAAACAGGTAGAAAACTTCTACCACGACGTTGCACTAGGCAAGTACAGAGGCCGGGACGCAGAAGTTGCACAACTGGAGCAGGTAATTAACGAAGCAATGGCCGAAGGCCGAATTCGTTGAACTTTCTTATTTTTTAGGAGTCTGAAATGGCCGCAGTTTTTCCCGTGAACGCACCGTTCGCAACCACCCCCTCGTACTCTGGTACGTTTATCCCCGCCGTCTGGTCAGCAAAGTTGAACGCTAAGTTCTACGCTGCTTCCGTGTATGGCGAAATCGCTAACACCGACTGGCAAGGTGAAGTGTCTAACGTCGGCGACAAGGTGTACATCAACACCGCTCCCACGATTCAGATCAGCAACTACGCTGCCGGTACTAGCCTGAACTACCAAGTTCCTACGCCCGACATGCAAGAGTTGGTCATCGACCACGGCAAATACTTTGCATTCCAGATCAACGACGTTTTGGAATACCAAGCTAAGCCTAACTTGATGGACATGTTTGCTGCTGACGCCGCTGAGCAGATGCGCATCGCTATCGACAGCGAAGTCATCTACAACACGTTCGCAAGTGGCGCTGCCGCTAACAAAGGCGACGGCGCAGGCGTTAAGTCTGGTGGTTTCGACCTCGGTACTGACGACGCTCCTGTGGTTTTGACCGCCGCAAACGTGGTTCAGAAAGTGTTGGAGTTGGCCTCTGTGTTGGACGAGCAGAACGTTCCTGAGAGCGACCGCTACTTGGTGATCGACCCCGCCACCCGCGCTTTGTTGTTCCAAAGCGACTTAGCCAAGGCCTACATCACTGGCGACGCAGCTAGCCCCGTGCGTAACGGTAAGGTCGGTACCATCGACCGCTTCACCGTGTACGTGAGCAACCAGTTGCCAAAAGGCGCTTCTGGTGCAGGTTGGGTGTCTGGTAACGGCGCAGAGTCAAGCATCGGTTCTGATGGCGCTAAGCGTCGCGCAATCATCGCGGGCCACAAGTCTGCTTTGACCTTCGCATCGCAGATCACCAAGATGGAAACTGTGCGTAACCCCAACGACTTCGGCGACTACATCCGTAGCTTGAACGTCTATGGCTTTAAGGTTGTAAAACCTGAGTCATTGGCTCTCGCTGTAGTTGCTTGATGTTAGCAGGTTAGCGAAGTAAAATAAGCCCGACCCGGTGTCGGGCTTATTCCAGAAAGCCTATGAAACCTATTAGCGACCTCTTCCCACGGTTATTGCCGTACGTCCCCGGCTGCCCGGAGCCTATGGCTCAGCAGGCGCTGTTGGATGCTGCAATAGTCTTTTGTGAAGACTCGCAAGCAGTTCGTAGCTCGCTCGATACGGTGTATTTGGTCGCTGGCGTCGCTCAATACGAGCTTGACCCCCCAACTGCACAGGCTATCGCCACCGTATTGGATGTTGTTATTGACGGTGAGCGCTTGCGCTCAGTTTATTTTGATGAAGTTGCTTCGTTAAAACCCCAAAAGGGCAAGCCAACTTCTTACTACACAAGCCGGGATGGCGGAGCGGTCGTGCTTCACCTATATCCGACTCCCGATCAGCGCTATACGGCGGCTGTAACAGTGGCGGCGCGCCCCACCAGAAGCGCTACTGTGTTTGACGATGATCTGGTTGATTTTTGGGCTGATGCAGTCCTCAGTGGCGCAATCGGCAGGTTGTGCGCGATTCCGGGGCAGCCTTTTACAAGCGTTGAGTTGGCGGTGGCCGCCGGTTCCGCTGCTGTTAGCAAGTCCCGCGACGCCCGCCGAACCGCCAGCTCCGGGCAAATTCGCGGATCAATGGCTGTAAAAGGCCGCCCATTTGCATGAGGTAAAAAATGGCAATACTAGCTCAGTCAATTATTCGCCGCGTTGTTGAGACGCTCCAAGACAACACTTCTGTTCGCTGGCCTGTGAACGAGTTGGTTCGGTACCTAAACGACGGTCAGCGCGAAATTGTCATGTATCGCCCAGACGCGATGGTTACAAACGCCACGGTGTCGTTGGTGGCTGGTAGCAAGCAGGCGCTCCCAACAAACGGCGCTAAGCTGATTGAGGTTGTGCGCAACAGCAGCGGCCGCGCAGTTCGTATGGTCAACCGTGAAATTTTGGATGCGCAGTCACCACAGTGGCACACCATCACCGGGGTGACTGACATTTTGCACTTCATGTACGACCCACGCGACCCCAAAGTTTTCTACGTCTACCCTCCCGCAGCCGCTACCGGCGCTTCGCTGAGTATTGTCTATTCTGCGCTGCCTACGGATGTTACTGAACCTGCTGATGGCGCACTTTACACGGCGGTGACTGGTTCGATCAATATCCCAGACATCTACGGCAACGTTTTGCAGGACTACATCCTGTACCGCGCTTACAGCAAGGACAGCGAGTATGCGGGCAACGCGCAGCGCGCTCAAGGTCATTACGCGGCGTTTGCTAATGCTCTTGGAGTGGAGATGAAAGCAACCGTCAACTTCCAACCTAACGTCGTAAACAGCCCCAACCGGGCTGCTACGCAACCTACTGTTTAAGGTAGAGCATGGCTGAGCGGATCAAACTTGTGCAAGGGGACAACCTCCCTTACATCCGCTTGACGCTGACTGACCCAGCGGATGGCACAGTCATTCGTATTGACGACCCCGACGTATACGTGCGGGTTCATTTCCGGGCAGCCGGGTCAACCAATGTTCTTGCCACCATTCTTTGCGAAAAGGTTGGTGACGGGACTACCGGGCAGGTGAGGTTCAACTTCCCGGACGGGGTACTTGATGTCGAACCCGGCCCTTACGAGGGCGAAGTCGAGATCGACTTTGACGGACAGCTCCAAACTGTCTACGAAGTTATGAAGTTCAACGTCCGCTCTCAATTTGCTTGAAGGAGTAAACAATGTCTGCAATGTCCAACTATTTGGAAAACAAGCTGATTGACCAGCTTTTTCGCGGTCAAACGGCCCCGGCAACCAGCACACTATATGTGGGGTTGCTAACCAGCGCCCCCAGCGACGCTGGCGGAGGTACTGAAGTGTCTGGTGGAGCTTACGCGCGAGTGGCTACGGCTTCTTCGCTGGCTAACTGGGCGGGCACTCAGGCCGCCGGTTCGTCTACCGCGTCTTCAGGTACAGGCGGTCAGACCAGCAACAACGCCGCAATTACTTTCCCCACACCGACTGCTGGCTGGGGCACCGTGACTCATTTTGGTATCTACGACGCCGCTAGCGGCGGTAACTTGTTGTTCCACGGCGCGCTGACTATCGCCAAAACGATCAACCAAGCTGATACCGTGACGTTCCCTGCTGCGTCCTTGTCTGTGACCTTCGCCTAACGGTGGAGTGATGGATGCTGCTCAACGAGTCCCCACTTAACGCCGCTGCGCTTAACGAGTTATACGGCGGTCAAGTTCGCTCGCTGGCAGCATCTGTTTTTGCGACGGCAGTAGTATCTGCGCCGCTACGTCGCGAGACTAATTTCGAAGGGGCACTCGTTGACGTAGCTGATGTCTCGGCATCGGCTGGTTTAGATAAGAACCTTGCGGTGGCAGGAGCCGCTACCGTTGGGACAATCTCTTACATATCCCTTGGTTTCAGCTTGTCTGGAACATTGTCCGCGACGAGTTCCGCCGCCGGTCTGCATTCTCTTGGCTTTAGTTTAGAGGGCTCTCCGCAAGTAGCCGCTACGGTGAATGCGCTTATCTCTAAGGTTGCGACGCTGGACGGCATCGCCGACATTTCAGCATCTTACACAGCCGACATAGGCGTTACGACGAACTTAGAGAGCACAGCAGTTGTAGGTAGTGCAGCGACCGCCAATCTCTCAAAGGACTCCATTCAGTATGCTGAAGCTAACACCTCGTGCAGTGATGTCGGCGATGTCGAGATTACCAAGAACCTTGCTGTTTCTGCTAGCGGTTCTGCATCTGCGACTGGCTATATTCTTGTTGACTATGTTGTGGCGGGAGCGCTAGACGCCATCGTCATCTCAGAAGTTGAACTTTATAAAGAAAGTACCCAGTCTGGCGATGTAGATGCAGGTGGCGTTAGCGTTGCGCAAGTCGGTTTGTTTAAAAACCTAGGCCTCAACGCCGAGGCGACCGCTGAAACTACCGGCGAGGGTTACGTCACCAAGGTCGCAAGCGCCGAGGCGCTCTCCGTTGCGCAGATCAGCGCTGCTGTTAGCTTGATTAACCCCCTAGCAGCCCTTGATGTTGTCGCTACGGCGGCTACAAGCGCCGAGGCACACCTAAGTGTCAACATGGCGTTTGAGGGCTCTGTGACAGCCCAAACAAGTTCTGTTGCGTTCGTAACAAAGAACATGGAATGCGCTGGTGTAGCTAGCGCTGCGACGGACGCCGAAGCATACGTTGTCAAGTGGATTGACGCTTACGCAGATGCGGCAGCAACAACGATTGCTGAAGCCGCTGTTGACAAAAATATGGCCTTTGCTGGGGCTGCTACGGCTACATTTGACGTCGCGCCTGTTAGCGTTACAAAGAACATGGCCTTTGCAGGTTTAACCAGTGCCAGTACGACGTCTGCGGCAGCAGTAACCAAGGTAATGGCATTTACCGCCACTTCCGAGGTGTTTACGGACGCTACCGCCGCGATTACGAAGAACATGGCCTTTAGCGCTAGCGCAACCGCCACTACTAGCGCGATAATAGAGCTACGCAAGAATTTGGCCGCAAGTGTCACCGTCCCAGCTTTTGGAGCAGGGAACATCATTCTGTCGAAACCCATCTCTGGCGCTGGCGACGAAGTTACGACGGTTGTCGCCGAAGTTGCAGTCAAAGTGAACATGGAGGGCATGAGCGACTCGTTCGCGCTCTCCAGCTCGACAATCCACCTAACCAAGTCAGCTCAAGGCTACAGCATGGCTGTCGCGGTCGTCGTTGACGCGCGCCTAAGAAAACTGTTCCTGTACTCTACCGCCGCCGCCGAGGCGGTTGTGTCTGAGGTGACAAACACCTCTACTGTTGAAGACGTTAGCATGTATGCAGATGTTGAGGGTGTTGGAATGGTGGCCGAGCTTGAGACCGTGGTTATTCAAGAACTCAAGAGGGTAGCGTAATGGCCGTTTTATTTAGTAATAACGCAGCATCGAACCTGTCGGCTTCGATCACCAGTACGGCGACGAGCCTGTCGGTGGCAGCCGGTACAGGTGCTGAGTTTCCCAACCCAACCGGTTCGGATTACTTTTACGCCACTCTGTCTGACGCCGCTGGCAGCATCGAGATCATCAAGGTCACGGCTCGTTCAGCCGATACCATGACCGTCGTTCGCGGTCAAGACGGCACAACCGCCCGCGCTTGGGCCAACAGCGACAAGATCTAACTGCGTTTGACCGCTGCCGGTTTGGGTGACTTGAAATCCGACACACTGGCACTGGTAAACAACGGAACTCTGACTGTTAGTGCTGGTACTGGCTTAACAGGCTCTGGTACATTCGCGGCCAACCAGTCTTCTAACGCCACAATCACTCTCGCCCACGCGGACACTTCTTCGCAGGCCTCATCAACCAACACCGGCGCAACCGTTATTCAGAGCATTAGCCTCGACGGCCTTGGCCATCTTACGTCTCTCTCGACTAAAACCATCGGCTACGCCGATGTTGGCGCTCCGTCTACGACCGGTACAAACGCCTCCGGCACTTGGGGCATCTCGATCACTGGATCAGCTACAGGCAACGCTGGAACGGCAACAACTCTTGCAACTGCGCGCACCATCAATGGTGTGTCGTTTAACGGCTCCGCAAACATTACTGTCGAGCCCTATGTGGAAGACGCAGTTACCACAAGTGCTACGCGCTATATAACGTTCGTTGATAATTCAACGGCGGGTTACAAACGGCTAAACGAAGACGCTGATTTAACCTACAACCCCGGCACCAACACACTTACAGTTCCTACTGTTGCCGCTGCGTTATCTGGTAATGCCACTACCGCTACAACCCTTCAAACCGCCCGCACCATTTCACTCTCTGGCGACGCCACTGGTTCGGTTAGTTTTAACGGTTCTGCCAACGTAACTATCCCCGTTGTTATCGCCGACGACAGCCATAACCACGACGGGCGCTATTACACCGAGGCGGAAGCAGATGCCCGGTTTATCGAACAGAACGCCTACATTGACTTCACGGTGGCTGGCGACGCCAACACCTATTACCCGGTGCTTGTCGGTGGCGCCAAGGCATTTGCTTGGGGTGTCTATAACATTACTCGTGGCTACAGTTGGACTGCTCCAGACACATGGTACACCGCTACCCATAAAGGTGGTTTGACGCTAAGTTGGCGCTGGTCAGGTGATAGTGGCTGGGGGGGTAACGACCATACTTTGGTTGTAGAACAGTTCGGCGAAACCTACTCCACAATGGTTGGGGGTATGGTTTTGACCACCAGCGGCTTGGTTGTCTGGCTTCGTGGTGGAACCGCTCAGTATCGCTACTACTGCCCAGCAGGCGACACTGCTGGCGCTACGGTCTATTTATCTGGATACACCGCCAGCAACGGCACGGTCTACGCCGCGCGCCCAGACAACACCGGCAACAGCGAGATTTATTCTAAATGGCCCGTTAGGGGCAGCGCGGTTTACTCAGGCGGAGCCGAAACACTTACTACTAGTAACTACACCTCCTACGCCCCAACAAAAACAGGCGGCGGTGCTTCTGGCTCTTGGGGTATCTCGATCACTGGATCGTCTGCTTCGACTACGGGTAATGCGGCTTCCGCTACAGTTCTGCAAACAGCACGTAGCATCAACGGCGTCAGTTTTAACGGCTCCGCCGATATCACCATCACAGCAGCCGCAAACGGCGGCAACGCCGATACCACAGATGGTTATCACGCAAGTCAAAGCGAGTCAACAAATACGCTAGCAACACGAAATGCAAGCGGTTACTTGTTCGCTAATTACTATAACGGTTCAGGCACGTTTAGTACAACTGGTCTTACGACAGGTATGGCGCGGTTTACTGGTACGAATGGCAGTGATACCTACGGTCGTTCTTTCACAGCCGCCGCTGCCGCTTCTTTGTTGTCTGGTCAGACGATGAACATTAACGGTTCATCTACTTCTTGTTCGGGTAATGCGGGTTCCGCTACAGTTCTGCAAACAGCGCGCACTATTAACGGCGTCAGTTTCAACGGGTCAGCTAACATTACTGTCGAGCCCTATGTGGAAGACGCGGTAACCACAAGCGCTACGCGCTATGTAACGTTTGTTGACAACACTGTAGCGGGCTATAAGCGTTTAAACGAAGACTCTGATTTCACCTACAACCCCGGCACAAACACGCTCACGGCAGGTACGTTCTCAGGCGCATTGTCTGGTAACGCCACGACGGCTACGACCCTGCAAACAGCACGTACCATCAATGGTGTGTCGTTTAACGGCTCTGCAAACATCACCGTAGCGGATAGCACCAAGCTGCCGCTGGCTGGTGGTACTGCAACGGGGACTATAAGCGCGCCCACATTTAATGCCACCAGTACGACCAACGGCGGGTTCCAAGGCATCGACGCCGACACAGCGACCTCTCCAAGTTTTACATGGACTGCAGATTTAAACACGGGGATGTATCGAACAGGTACTGACAGTATTGGCTTTACAGCGGGTGGTGTACTCCGGCTGACAGTAAACGCGACCGCCGTAACGGCGGCAGGCAACATCGTAGCTAACTCGGACGAGCGTTTGAAGAAAGACTGGTCAGCCGTAGGTGCTGACTTTGTTGAGCGACTGTCTCGAGTAAAGAGCGGTACATACACCCGCACGGACAGTGACCAGCGACAAGCCGGTTCGTCCGCACAGGATTGGCAAAAACTGTTGCCAGAGGTCGTCACTGAAAGCAGCGATGAACTAAAAACCCTGTCACTCGCTTATGGAAACGCCGCGTTGGTTTCCGCTGTGGAGCTCGCCAAACGTGTTGTTGAGCAGGACGCAAAGATTCGGCGTCTTGAGTTGATTATCGAAAACCTTGCAGGATGACGTATGGACTACCAAGTTCTTTTCAATTTGGCTGTCGGTATCGCGGCTTTCTTTGGCGGCTGGACACTAAACAACATCACGAAGGCTATCGAGCGGCTGGATAAAGATGTGCGCGATATGCCCCACGATTACGTCAGCAAAGACGACTACCGCGAGGACATTCGTGAGATCAAGGTAATCCTGCACCAGATATTCGACAAGCTAGACGGCAAGGCCGACAAATAAGATGCGCTGCGGTAACCCAAATTGTGAGTGCTGTAAACAAGCTGCGCAAAACGTTTTCGGCGTGGACGCGCTAATTTCTGCGTACTTATCCGGCGCTCGATCAGGTTGGGACTACAACCTGTTGCAGTGGGTGCTTACCGCTACCCGCGTTGGGTGGCAGCCGCCCGACAAAGAAGAAAAAGAGTCCTAGTGTGTTAGTTGAATTGGCGGCGGCCAACGCAGCCTTCGCGGTTATTAAAGAGTGTCTGCACAACGGGGGGGAGCTCGCAAGCGTAGCCCAGCAACTAGGCTCCTACTTCACATCTAAGTCTGCGATATCGAAGAAAGCTGCCTCAAAAGGAAGTGACTCAGACGAATTTTGGGCACTTGAATCTATACGAGTTCAGGAAGAAGAGCTCAAGCAAATGATGATCTATCAGGGGCGCGCAGGTCTGTGGAGCGATTGGCTGGCGTTTCAGGTAGCCAAAAAAAGAGAGCGGGAAGCAGCAGAAAAGGCCCTTCGGGTAAGGGCTCAAAAGCGAAAGCAAATTTTGTATGACGCGACGGTCGTTGTTCTTGTTGCTCTTGCGGGAGCCAGTTTGATCGGAGCAATTTTGTTGATCGTTTATGTCGCCATGAAAGGAAAGCCATGATTCCGATTATTGACGGTCTTGTAAGCCTTGGAAGTACGTGGTTACAGGGCAAGCAGCAAGAAGCACAAGCAGTTGCACAAGCCAACATTATCGCTATTCAAGCGGAGGCCGACATCATGAAAGCCAAAGCTATAGCTGCTATGAACATGGCTGAACAAGGCCAAGCACAAGACTACGATTTAGACCGCATTGCGATGGAACAGATGAGTAAGTCTTGGAAAGACGAGCTGCTGCTGGTCGTGTTTCTCGCGCCTATGGTTATGGCTTTTTTTCCGTGGTTTGCGGACGACGCTCTGCGCGGCTTTGAAGTAATCGCTCAGATGCCTGAATGGTACCGATACACCATTCTCGGCATGGTTGTTGTTATCTACGGCCTGCGCGGGATGGCGAAGCAGATCATCAACGCAAAACTCGGTCAGCAGAAATGACACCAGAAACACTCGATCGTCTCGGTATTGACCAGAAATGGTACCAGCCGCTTCTTGTGACGTTTGATCGGTTTGAGATCAACAACGCGTTTAGGCAAGCGGCTTTTATCGGTCAGTGCGGGCACGAGTCCGGCGGCTTTAAGACGTTGCAGGAAAATCTTAACTATGGGGCGGCGGGGCTGCGCGCAACGTGGCCCAAACGCTTTCAGAGCGATGAAGAAGCTCAACAGTGCGCCCGCCAGCCCGAAAAAATTGCTAACAAGGTTTACGCCGACCGAATGGGTAACGGGGATTCTGCGAGCGGCGACGGTTGGAAGTACCGGGGAAGGGGCTTGATTCAGCTTACCGGAAAGTCGCAATACGCGTCTTGCATGATGGCGCTTGACATCGATTGCTTGAACGACCCGGATTTGCTCCTAGATCCAAAAAATGCTGCGCTTTCTGCCGGTTGGTTTTGGAGCACTAGAAAACTTAACTACGCCGCCGATTTACGCGACACCGTTACCTTAACCAAGCTCATCAATGGGGGGCAGCACGGCCTCGCCGACCGCGAAGCCCGTACGGAGAGAGCGCTTGCGGTTTTGGCTGGAAAACCTAAAATATAACCTGATAACGAGTAAGCACATGGCCCTTCTTTCGCTCAATAAGTTTTCAGGCGTCGCCCCGCGCGTTTCGCCCACGAAGCTGAACCCAGAAATGGCTCAGACGGCTGTCAACGTGCGTCTGCTCGGAGCGACACTGGCACCGTGGAAAGCGCCGCTTACTGTTGTGTCTGGGTTAACAGCGAACGATCCGTCTACGATCTACCGTTTCGGGCAAGATTTAACGTCTGATACGCAGTATTGGTTCCATTGGACGACCGACGTTGATGTTGTCAAAGGTGCAATATCCGGCGACCAAACAGAAAAAACCTACTTTACCCACCCAACGCTTGGGCCTCGGTGGACGGACAACACGCAGGCTTTGACCGGCGGCTCGGGCAGTTACCCATTTAACTCACGCCCCCTCGGTATTGTCGTACCCGCTGGCGCTCCCACAGCATCCGTACAGACGTTTGGCAACGTGGACGCACCAACAGAGACGCGAGTCTATTGCTACACATACGTTACTTCTTACGGTGAAGAGAGCGCCCCCAGTGATGCTTCCAACTTGATTGAGGTCAGCACCGAAGGCCCCATAGTTTCTTTGACAGGTCTTCCAACGACAGCTCCAACGGGGTACACAGGCTACATCACAGCCAAGCGGATCTATCGAACGCTGACAGGTAACCTGACGACTGAGTTCCAGCTTGTTGACGAGATTCCGATTGCTACAGGAACTTACCTCGACAGCATAGCGAGCAGCCAGCTTAACGAAGTATTGCCGACAGCGACATGGGTACCGCCGCCGCAGGATGCGCGTTTTATTACCCAGATGGCCAACGGGATTATGCTGTTGTTCAAGGACTACGACATCTACCCGTCTGAGGCGTATATTCCGTACGCGTATCCCTTGGACTACAGTCTGTCTGTAGATTTTCCGATCGTTGGCGCTGAAGCCGTCGGTTCGAGCGCGGTCATTTGCACGACGGGGCATCCATACCTTCTTACAGGCTCTGATCCGTCAGCGCTGTCTCTTGTTAAGCTGGAAAGCCCACAAGCCTGCGTGTCCAAACGCTCAATCGTCGCTGTTGATGGTGGGGTTATGTACGCCTCACCCGACGGGCTCATCTTTGTCACAGCCAGTGGCGGTGTTCAAAACGTGACGGACGGCATGTTCTCGCGCGACGAGTGGCAAAGTCTCGTGCCTTCCAGCATCGACGGCTACTACCACGACGGGCGATATTTTGGTTTTTACAACAACGGCCCGCAACAACGCGGCTTTATATTTGATCCGAAGCTCGGTACGGGTGCGTTCACCTACATTGACTACTACGCTACGGCTGGGTTTTCCGATACTCTGCAAGACGCGCTGTATTTGAAGATCGGCACACAGATTAAAAAGTGGGGTGCGGACTCTAACCTTGCCGCTTATACATGGCGGTCTGCAAAGTTCACTCTTCCAGCCCCACAAAATCCCGCCTGCGCTCAAGTGACCGCTACTAATTATCCGGCGACTTTTAAGCTATACGCAGATGGCGTTTTGAAGCACACCCAGACCGTGACCAACAACAATCCGTTCTGGCTTCCTAGCGGCTACCGAGCAACATACCTCGAAGTCGAGCTAAGCGGTAGCGCTGAAATTCAATCTGTCCACGTGGCAGGCAGTCCGCAGGAACTGAAGGGCGTATGAGCACCTCGATACCTTCTTTACCGCCGCTGTCTGACCCGCAGTTGCGGCAGTTTTTAACCGCCCTCAAGGAAAACGTTGAGGTTCGTACCCGCCAGCGCGGCAGTCCGCTTGACGCGTCTCCAACCTTCCAAGACCTGCTTGATACCGGAATTCTGAAGATTAAAGATGGCGTCACATCGATCGGCGGTAAGCAGTACACGGCAGCGCAGCTCATGGGGCTGGTGGAGACGTCGCTGCCTAACTGGATCACCTCTGACACCGCCCCCAGTGCGCCGGTTGGGCTGGTTCTAAACACCGATGCGACCAACACACTTTTGGAGTGGGAGCCGAGCGGATTTGACCAGTACGCCGAGACGCACGTGTGGCGCGCCGCATCAAATAATCTGACCCTTGCGAAGAAAGTGGGATCGACGTCCGGTAACACGTTTACGGACGGCCTCCCGCCAACAGGTACTGCGTACTACTACTGGATTCGCGACGTCGCGCAAAACGGTCTATTGGGCCCGTTTAATGATGTGAACGGCGTTGGCACAAGCTACGGCCCTTCCGCGCCTGCCATCTCGTCAGAATTTATTGGAATTGATGTTGAGTTTTCTTGGCCTACACCAACCAGTAATTTGGCCGTTACTCTGTACAAGCTGGAGTACCAAGATTCTGCCGGTGGCTGGGTTCCGCTTGACCTTGCGTCAGGGAACTCTTACCGCCTATCCGTTAACTGGGAAGGCTCTCGCGTCTTTCGTGTTGCTGCCATCGACATCAACGGCAACGTCGGGCCTTTCAGCGAGAAGACCGTCACCGTCGTCCCGTTAGCTGCGCCAGCGGTAAACGTAGACTACGACGGTGAACAAGTGGTGTTGACATGGACGCCCCCTGCGGGTGGATCTTTGCCAGTTGATCGTTACGAAATTTACGACACGCAAGTATCAACTAGCAGCTTGCTGGCGACGCTCTACGCGACTGCGTTTAGGACAAAGGTAACGTGGCTCAACAAAACTCTGCTTGTTCGCCCGGTTGATTCTGCCGGTAAACCGGGAGCGATCCGCTCAGTCCCAGCTAACGTAGTTACGGGGAAGGTGTACAAGTCAAGCACTGCCGACAAGACATTCTCGACAGAGACTATCGATAACAACGTGCTGTTTAGATGGAAGTCTGTACAAGGGTCGCTTCCAATATCGCACTTTAATCTCTATCGCGGCAATACTTTTGCCAGCGCAGAATTGATCGGTGCAAAAGACGGCGGTTTCACAACGGTCTTTGAGTCTCCTCAGACTCAGACAAACTACACGTATTGGCTCACAGCGGTTGACACTGCGAATAACGAAGGCGTCGCCTCCAGCGCGACGGCGACTGTTAACGTCCCGCCCGACTATGTGCTGGCTGAAAACTTCGTATCGGAGTTCGGCGGCACCAAAAGTAACTGCATCGTCGAGGGTGGCACTTTAGTTGCACCCGTAAACACAGCCGAAACGTTTGCAAGCCACTTTACGTCTAGGGGGTGGGCGGGGCCTAGTGCTCAGGTGGCGGCAGGGTTCCCGCTCTTTATCCAGCCGGGGTCACAGACAGCTACATATACAGAGGTTTTCGACTACGGCGCAACGCTAGTCGCGATGAAGATGACTGCCTCTTGGTTGCTTGATGTGGTAGCTGGCAGCGTTAACGCAACAGTTACCCTTACTGCTGCACTAAACTCCACTTTTACTCAAAACGTTCAAGTGTTTTCGGGCGCGCAGGGGTACGCGATCAACTTCAGGTATGTCAAAGTCGAGCTGCAAATTACTGCATCAGACTCCACTGGGATTGCCCGCGTTTCCAACTTGACGGTCAAGTTAGACACCAAACTGAAGTCGCAGAC